GGCATACCCCGCTTGATCTTAAATTTTCCGTTTTCGTAATCCACCACTTCCTGGGTCGTCGGATTCCGGTAGATCAGCACAGTAATCTTCCCCGCATGCTCGACCTCCATCCGATTTTCGTTCCCGTCCACCACATAGTAATTCTCCAATTCCGTACCCTGGATTTCCTCACTCATGTTCTTTCTCCTTTTTAGGGCATTTAAACATCCTGTACATCCTATTAATCCTGTCAAAAATATTTTAGTTGTTCTTACGCCAGATACCCAGACACCTGGTTCCTAACCTTAACCACACACGTCGGGAACGTCGGATTATTTTTATCTTTCAGCACAACCAGGTTCCCGGCCTCGACCCACTTTTTATCATTCACCTGCATCGGCTTTTCCAGCACACCGAGCCTCGGGATGATCAGGTCGAACTGATAATTCTCACTGTTCACCGCATCGTACTCCGGCCCCACGGCCGAGAGCTTTAACGAAAAATAGAGATTCTTGTCCTTGGCGATGGCCAGCAGATAATCCTTTACCCGCCGTTCAACAGTGATCGTCTGGAGATAATCCCCGGTATCGATGCCCCCCGCATAGTCCTGGGGCGTGGCGCCGGTCCGGAAACACTGCCGCACGGCGTGGTTCCCATTAAAGCTGTAATTGACGGAATCCACCTCACAGGACGCCGCCTGGCCGCCGACAATGTCCTTTGCCGTGCCGTCATATTGGCCGAACATGGTGAGCTTGATGTCCTTCATCTTCATCTTGAATTCATCGATAGTGGTGATCGCCGATACGTCCGCCCAGGTAAAGTTTGCCTCGGACGAATCCGCCATGTAGGACACATAAAAATTCCAGGTGCCGGCGACTCCGGTCGTGGCAACGGTCAGTGTCTTCGTTGCATTGACCATACTCACAGCCGCCAACAGCACGCTCGGCCCGGCCGTCTCACCCGCCCCCTCTGTATCGGCCCAGATGGTGACATGATCGAGGTCCGGAGATGCGGCCATCTCTAACAGTTTATAGGAGAGGACAAGGTCCACGGTCCCGGATCCGGTATCAACCGCCGAGATGATTTCGGTCACCCGCTGCGAGTTAGCCAGGCCGATCCCCAGTGGGTCGATGGAAAGCCCCATATATTCACCTCGGGAAAGTGCCAGAGACAGGCCATTCATTGCACACCCGATGAACCGCTGCATATCTGCGATTTCCCCCTTGCGGTGTGCCAGGGTAAAATAGGCCGGTTCGTTGGGATAAGCGACCAGTTCGGACGTGTGGTCGTAACCGTTCCCTCCCGGGGTGGCCGCCTCGCTGTGGTTGTCAAAGGCAAAGGCGAAGCCCCAGGCCAGAGCATCAGGCTGAGACTTCTTAATCGCCAGATTCCCCGACAATGATTTTTCGTTGATGTCAATCCGGGTCGGTTCCACGTGCCCGGTCTTTTCACCCTGGTTGTGCTCTCGCTGGTCGCTCACCGTGAGCTGCGACCCCTCATCAAACAGGATTGCCTTGTCCAGCGTCGCCACCGTCTCCGCATCAGCCTGTTTTTGCTTTGATACGACGATTACGTCTTTTGATTCTTTGATATTGAGTGACATGCTGAGCCTCCTTACCTTTACTGTTTATTGGATCATTCGTTTATAAAATATTCATAATAGACAATGATTTTACCTGCTGTCAGATCGGCAGTCGCTACCGTAATCGTCAATTCTCTTTCAGCGGTGGTCTGCGTTGTGTAATTCCCAACCGTGTCATAAAATTTTTCATTTTCATTATCCTTTCCTCTCTCTACCTATTGCAACGTTAACGTGATTATATGATTCCCAAGAGTTTGGCCGAAGATGGTCTCCCCCTGAATAGTAATAACCACAGTATCCCCCGCTGTATATGAACAATTTGTCGGGTAAGCCCAATCCAAAGCAAAAGGGGCATGACCGCCAGTTAGGGGAATCGTCATCGTAGACGTACCATCCACATCCTGAATATCAGGATCAGTCGTACAGTCGGCATCCGCAAAAGTCGATACGACAGACGTGATTGTGATCACTTTCCCATTCATCCAATAATGAGGATTGTTATTGTCGTCCTCTAACCACACGGTGATAGTAGAATCAGCAGGCAGCCCGGGAAAATTTAACGATGCTGCCGAAGGATTTGTAACCAAGCTGTCCCAATTAACCTCACCAAAACCTAATGCAGAAAACGAATCATCAACTGATCTGACTGTAAGCCTATTAACATGGTCATCCGAGACGATAAAGGAACTTGATGATTGTAGTCCGGCAAATACTGTAGCATCACTGCCCCCTGTTGACCCAGTGACCTCTGGTATCGGGCCATCCCATGTACCCATTAGCCATAGATGATCAAAAGGTGTCGCAGGGATATATAAACCGTACCCGTCTGCCGTTGCCTCTGCTGTTCCCGACATATCCGTAAATATAGAATTGTTGATATAGGTGATATATTTACTTGTAGATAAGGCTTGTCCTCCTTGTTCAAATGTTATGCCTGCTCCGATCTTTGTTGCACCTGACGCTGCCGTAGTATAGACATAATTATCTCTAATAATATTTTTCCCCAACACACCCAGATCGCTTTCACGGCCTGTCATCTCGTCTTCATCGTAGTAGATGTCGATGCCTTTAGCATTAGCCCAGTCAGTTACAACCTGTGTCATTCTATTTCGTGCGATATATATTGATAACGCGTTGGTTATGAGTATTCCTCCATCAAGTTCAGAGTCAGTCAACACAAAATTACCGGAATCTGCATTCGATAAAAAATCGGGTGTATGTATTGCTACACCGTATTTTTGTGATGTGGCGGATGAGGTCGTTTTGATATCATGTATCCATATCGTACCATCATTGATCGTCTCAATAACCCCACGATCCCCAATATAGATATGAGACCATTTCTCTCCCGGTGTTGATCCTGACTCAAAGGCAAGAGTTAGATTTGATATTTCAAAAATGTCATCGGCGCTGGTTTTTATTGAACTATCTTCAGAAATAAATATCACATATGCATGATATTTATTTGTAACATCTTCGACTTTCTTTGTTGATCTCAAAATTACCGATTCTTGGGATACACCTTTTAGGTGGATGTTGGATATTATAGTCTCAATTCCAGAACATTCTATTGAATTAGACGAATCAACAGTTGTAATTAGGTTTGGATATATAGATAGAGTCATTTTGCTGTTGCTGTCTGTAGTCGCATCTGCTGTGACTCGATAAATATAACCATCTAATGTAAAATATGACCCATTTTTGACCACATATCCTGCACCTATAGCCTCGCTAAGATTTGGCCGCCAATTAAGAAATGAATCTCCTGCCGTACCAGATCCATCCACTTCCCCACATACTTGAGTAAGCGGTAAACTGTCCCATGCAGTATTTGCCGGATCAAAAAGATCATAAGTACCAGGCAACATCAGAATCGTTTTGCGTGCCGTGCTGGATGGACCTGTGTTACTGTTCAGTGTTTGAAATTCGATAATGGCTTCACGTGGATCGGTGTAATCGCATCCTTGCGCACATACTGTTCTGAGATTGCTGCTAAGTGGCGCTTTCCATGACGTAGACCAGCCCATGATATCGTTCTGCTTTACCAGCTCTGAAATGTTCACAGCCTGAGCATAATGACCGGTGCTGATAAAAAGGGCACAGAAACACAGATAAATGAATGATTTTTTCATCACTGCTTACTCCACGGATCAATGGTTTTTGTCGATGTGACGGTTAGATCGCTCGGGTTTAGTGCCTGCCGCCAGGTTTCCCCTCCATAAGTTTCATCGACATAGACCACACCACCCGCCGCGTTGTAAGATATGACCGTGGAGGGATTGTAGCCCGTATGCGGAACCATAATCCCGACCGTCGCCTCCTGCGTGCTCCAGTCGTGCAGTCCGGCTGCCATGGCAAGTGTGGAGGCCGCCACAAATCCGAGGATAAAGAAAAGAATCTTTTTCATAAGTTTGCTCCTAACATTTTGTATACTCCACATCAAACTGCGCTGCCGCCAACAACGTTTCCTTGTCGAACGGCTCGATATAAAATGAGATTTCGCCTGCCGAGACGTCCGAAACCACGCCGGAAAAGTAATCATCCGACAGGGCATCGGCCGCCGTCTCGATAAAGCCCGGGATCCCCGGCGACGTATAGACCCCCGTGGTCCCGACCACCGGCCCCTCTGCCGTCTGGATCTTTACATATCCGTAGACCCGTATCCGGAAGCCTTTGTTCTCCCGATCCTCGGCCATCGGTGAGACCGCATAGCAAGGAAAGAGCGCCGAGTCCGGCAGTATCCCCTCCATGCTTCGATGCACGCCTTTCTGATCGGAGAGACCATCGAGTATTGTCTTGACCTGGTTGATGATCGACAACATCAGGCCTTGCCCTCCACGATGAACCTTTTAAGAATGCCCACACTGCGGGTCATATCTTCATCCTGGACTATAAGGAACGGCCTCTTCGGAATCTTGAGCTTCAGCGTACGTTCGAAGGCTTCCACATTAACCATCATGGGCTCATCTAATTTCCTACCGAAGGCCTGGGTGACCTTCCGCCAATGTTCTTTGACTGATTGATGCACTGTGCCGGAAAACCCAAACTGGTGAGCGGGACCGTATTTTTTGTTTGTCCCAATTGTCACAAATTGCCTATGGGCCTCGTGTTTGATCGAATTCTTGAGCCCGCCGTGTTCCGTCAGTGTGATCCCCTTTGGCTTTCCCTTAATCATGCCCCGGGCACGGTGTGACGGGTCCCATTTGACCGGGCGGCCGCCTTCCTTGAAATTTCTGGTGATCGACCGGACCATCAGTCCGCCGATGCGCTTGAACGGCACCCGCAAGTCCTGCGTCCGGAGGGCCGTCTTCTCTATGACGTTAAAGCCCATCTTGTCGATCGTATACGTAATGCTCGGCATAATTGACCCAGTTTCCGGTTAACGGTTTTCGGTTTTCGGTTTCAACCGGAAACGGTGAACCGTGAACCGTAAACCGCCCTTAAAATCCATCCATTGTGTCCCGACTGAAGAGCCGGTCGTTTGACTCAAACTCCGGCGCTTCATCCGGAACCTCCACAGCCTGGGTCGCTGTTCCCAGGGTCACATCACCCTTGGAGATGGATTTTAAAAGCCCGACAGCGGCCGTGCGCTTGTTCTGGACCACCTCCGTCATCTTGCCCCGTCTCGATGCAAGGATATGGATTGCGAGTTCGGCCGAAATTCTCCGGACCAAATCAGGGACGGGGGAAAATGGCACCGAATACCGGTCGGCACAGTAGCCGTCGATCTCCGAGTCGGCGTCCGCTATTGCCTCATCGATCTTGGCCGGGTCGATGGTTCCCCCCCCGGTATCGTCGGTCATCTGCGCCAGCTCGGCCGGAGAGATCCTCTTTTCAAGATCCACCTGTGTTGAGTAGGCCATGAGTTATCCTTTCCCGCCGCCGGAGGGCTTGCTGCCATTGCCTGCCTTCTCCCCACCGTCATTCGTCTTCTTCTCTTTGTCCTTAACCATCTCCACCCTGAGGTTCGGCTCGGCCTCAAGTATTTTCAGCTCCCTGGCCGTAAATTCGTTGTCCGGCCATATCTTGGGTTCCTTGCTGTGGGCTACCCCACAGCGTCTGAACCCAGCTTTTAATGCCGTAATTTGCACTCCCATCAGAAATCTCCTTTTATTTAATCTTCCATTTTTCCCTCAGATTTCATGCTCCTGTTCTTACTCCATGGACGGGTGAACCAGAACGTCCACGGCCTCAAAGAGGGTATTGGTCGCCCCGGCGGCATCCCGCTCGGCTTTGATCAGATCCCTCGCCGTGGCCCGCAGTGTCGGTCCTACCACGAGCAGGTTCGGCCTGATTTTGAGGGTTTCTCCCTCTTCGTCTTTGAACAGCTCCATGGCCTTGACTGCGGCGTCGAAGTTCGCCTTGTTCAGGGTCTGCTTGGAGGCATAGCCCATCTGCCAGAAACCATATCCGGAGTTTCCCCGGCTCTCCGCACCGAAGCGAAACATCCGCCGCATGAAGACCGAATCGGCAGACATGTCTGTCTGCGAAACAAAATTCGGGGCCTCTCTCTGCTGGAAGATAAGGGGTTTCAGCGGCCAGGATGTGTCAAGCAGCGCCCACATGGATCCCGAACCGCCGCCGTAATTGGAGACCGAGGCCCCGGCTACGGGGTGGTCGGTGTCGAAGAAATACTGCCCGTCATAACAGAGATTGGAAATCCCCGCTTTGAGCAGGGGCATCACCAGATCATCAGGCCATTCCCTTGCGGACTTCCCTGCGTTCTGGGCCTGGGGACCGTAGATCCCGAGCTTGTCGTCCTGAACGTCATTTCGGTCCACCTCGACCGTGGCCTCAAAATTCTCGTTTTTGATGGTATATTCATAAGCTTCCAGGGCCTTGATGAATTTTTCACCGACCCACTTTCGCATCTTCGGGAACCGGCCGATCCAGTCATAGTTCTCGGTCCCGGTGGAGGACGGGATCAGGGTCGCCACCTTGTCCCATGCCACCTCGGTCTTTTCAAACACTCGGTTGAACTCGGCCCTTAAGTTTACGAAGAGGGCCGTTAGATTCGCTGCATTCACAAGCATGATATTGTCTCCTTATGTTTTGGTTTCCCTTGCCTGATGGCTATAGGATTACTGTCTGCCGGTCACTGTCTTACCCGATTTCCACCCACACCCCGTCGGAATCAATCCCGACACATTTGCCCGCAGCGGATTTCCCCGTGGCGGTCTTGCAAACCGTTTGATCATCCTCGATGTAGATGGTTTTCCCCACCTCGGCCTGGGTCACGGCATCGGTCCCGGAATTTGCAAATTCGAATACGCCCCGCTCGATCTCGACGTTCAGCGCCCCGTCGGCGCCGGCCGAGTTGTCGACCCGCTGATTGAACCGGCCCAGCGCCGTCTTGCCCGTGGCGGTCGTGCCGGGCTCGGCATAACCCGTGGCATTGGCCACGGCGATCCCGCCGCCATAGCAGATTGTCGAACCAGCCACCGGGTTGGAAATAATTTTTCCTTCCCGGGTCGGGGTTTTTCTGTCTTGTGCAAGTGCTGTCATGTTGTTCTCCTTTTATAAAATATTAAAAATGGTCTCTCCGTAGCGGAATAATCGCCGCTACGGAACAATCACCACAATTTCTGACGTTGCGTTGTGGGGATTTGCCGGAGGCGTTACATCCAGGCTTAAAATTGGTACACCAACCTCGTTACTGAATCCGCTCTCGTTGGCGCTCGTATCATAGGCCGTGACGACGAGATAGTACGTTCCGGGTGAAACACCCGTAAGGTAAAACTCCGGGTTTGCGGGATCGGAGAGCGACGACAAGGGAACGGCAATAGGGGAGTCTCCCTGGTCCAGCCCGGTCCCGGCATATGGAGGTCCGCCCTGGGTGTCTTGCTTATAATGCACCTTATATCCCGCCAGGTCCGTGCAGGGTGACCCGTCCGAATCAGTGGTCGTCTCATCCCAGGCAATGCGTATCCCGGGCTCCCCTGCGGAATTTACAAAAGCAGGCACCACAAATAAGGCCAGCAGAATCAAGCACAACATTACATCCCTTTTCTTCCTGCCTGCCGGGTTGAGCGGACCAAATAGATTAAACATAATGTTTCTCCTTCTTCCTTAAAAAGGTTTCCTCTGCGTCCTCTGCGCCTCTGCGGTGAATCAGGCCGTGCCGTACTTCTCCAGTGTCTCTTTAGAGATCCCCATCATCTTTGCGACTACCAGGGTCTGCTCTCCGATCGCCCCGGTTTTGTCTTCTTCCGAGATTTTGATCTTGTCAAGAGGCACCACGACCGCTGCCTTGGCCACATAGACCTTGAACCCTGCCGGATCTTTCAGGGCATACTCGTCGGCCCAATCCTTTTGTGCCGGGGTGATCTTGCCCTGGGACATGGCCATGGCGACGAGATCATCCCTGTCTCGCTCTGCGATCTTCTGTTTCATTGTCCGAAACTCTTCCGGGCTCACCGCATCCTTGTTTTGCGCCAGGGCGTGGATGGTCCCGACCACTTCGGATGTCGAGGCCGAGGCGTCAAGCTTGAGGGCCGTCAGCACATCGGCTGGCATTACCTCTTTTCCCTTTGTCTGGAGCGCTTCAGGTAGCGATTTCAGCACGGCCTGCACCTGGGCCTCTTCGTCGCCTTCAAGCTTCAGAGAGAGCAGTTCACCAATCTTTGCAAGAACTTCTAACAGATTCATTGTTGTCTCCTTTTTTTTGTGGGGATCACCCCCGGTTAATTTTGCCACCAGCGGTTCCAGGTCCCGCATCTTTGGTGTATTTGTCAGGGCCACGCTGTGGATGGCCATGGCTCGTTTTGTTTTCTCGCTGATCAGGACAACCGGCGAAAAGTAACGGTACTCCTTGGCGACCACGAAATCGGTCCCCTGCCTGGTCCAATCGACTTCAGCCTCCAACCCCTCCGGAGTTTTGTGGAACGCCTTAATCCAGCCTGCGGCCGGGGCCTTTTCCCCGGACAGGGTCTGATGCTCGTAATCGATCACAAGGTCAATGTCCCGTGATTTAAAATATGCGATGACAGAATCCATGGATTCCTCGTCCACCAGGAACTCTCCTACGCCTTCGGCATAATTCAGCCCCCGTTTAAAAAGCAGGAATCGCTCCGGGGCGTGATCCTGATCCCCGGCAAATGCCATAAATGTGCAGATCCGTTTAAGTTTGTCCTTCATAATCGGCTTTGCCTCCTATCTGAATGCCCCTCAAACGAAAGCATTTACATCACTTAAGGGGTTAAGTGAAATTTAGGCGTCCCCTTGCACGCCTTTTCCGAGATCGCGGCTTACAGGGCCTCTCAGGGCCTCGGCCTAATTCAGTTTTGCAAAGTCTTTCCCCGGGTTATACGCCCACCCGGGATCGATCCCTTCAGGCACATCCTCCACCACGCCGGTCGCCGGGTTGACCCATTCATACGTCTCTTTGCCCGGTCTGCTGCTGACTGTGAGATCCTCGGCCTCCATCTCTTCCGGCGACACCGAAACCACGGAACACCGGCACCCCCATCCGTTCGGCGGGTAGTGCGTATCCCAGAAAGGGTCATCCGCAGGAAGGACCAGTCCGTCCCACCCCAGATGCTGAGGCCGGGTCCGGGAATCATTCACAGCGTCGTACATAAAATAGGGACGGGCCGAAAGAACGTCGGGATCCGTCATCTGTTTGTAACGTCCGGCCTGGTAGGCCACGTTGACGTTTGTCTGGAAAATAGTCCGGAGACGATACGGGGATCCTAATTGCACCTCCCGATCTCCGATCACCTTCCGGCCCCACCAGCCTTTTCTCTGCAGGGTCGGTTCCAGGTTTGCCCGGAACTCGGAAAGTGTGGTCCCCTCGGAAATTGCCTTGTTTACTTCCGCCCGGATGTCTTCCAGGATGTCCTGCCGCATCGCCTTGGCAACTGTGAAGGCCCGGTCATGGGCTTCCTGCCACATTTCATACCAGTCGAAAGTAATGTGGTACCCCTTCGACTCAAAAAAGGCGATCGCCTCTGCCGGCGGAAGAGGTCTGTATTCAGCTTTGATTTTCTGTTTCATTTTTTAGCCTGTTATTCTTTGCGTCCTCTGCGCCTCTGCGGTGAAGTCTGTTCCACATCCATCCTCCCTTTCACGGCGACGACAAACATGGCCTGCGCAAGAATTTCCTGAAACTCTCCCGGGTCCATCTCCTTCTGTATATCCATCAGTTTGTCCCGCGCCTCTTCCAGACTTGAGGCCTGGTCCACAATTTCCCGGACCGGACCGAGCATCTTTTTATACGACGCCTCTGCCATCCGGAGTGCCTCATCCGCCAGCGCCTCTTCGTCCGTGATATCAGGGGTCTCCTCCGGAGCGGACAGCGGAAGCCATTTCATGGGTGGAGCGGAGAAACCCGTTGGCCCGCGGACTACCGGAGGGCTCAATATGGTCTCGGTTTTCTGAGGCAGTGGAATATCGAATCTTTCAGATATGTGTTCCTGAGTCACGGGAAATCCCATGCCCTGGACGTTCGTATAAACAGTTGAGAGCTGGACCAGATCTTCCGATTTTTTGTATTTGAATTTAAACCACGGCAGCGGTTTGTCCCACCCGTAGTTGAATCCCACAAGCGGACGGAGCATCTGTCCCCGGAGGGTTCGGGACAGGGCCTCAGCGTCGGACTTTTTAAGGTCAAACCTCACGCCGTCATGCGTCTGGCTGGCCGCATAGCTCCCTTTGTCTCCGACCTCGGTGGTCAGGGTCTGTCCCAGAACGGCCTTGGACATCTGCCGGTCACACCAGTTGGCCAGGACCTCATAGGGATCTTTGCCTGTTTTTGAGGACTCGATAAATTCTATTTCCGTGGACTTGGATATAATCCCTGCCGCATCGGACCCGAGAGACTGGATCGCCGTTTTAAGCGCCTTCTTGTCTTCCTTCGAGGCGTTCGGATCGTATTTCCCGACCCTGAGCGGCATGCCATAAACCTCCGAGAAGGTCAGCCAGTCCTTGATGCCATAATTTTTAAAGAGATACATCCAGGAGGCGACCCGGAGGATCCCGGCGCGGGTGTCGTACCCGGATCGGGCCTTGTGCCGGTGGTAAACGAATTTCCAGGGCGGCAGTTCCTCACCCATGGCGGGGTTGTCCTCAGTCAGTACCTTTGGAGCACGGGAGAGCTTCTCCCAGGCGTTGGCCCCCTGCTGCATAAAAGTAAACCGTTTCTGGTGCACCCACTCAAGCCCGGTGATCACGGCCTCTGACTTCGTCACGTCCCACGCAATTTCCGAGCAGGCAAACCCCTTGCCGAGCGCATCGAGCAGGTCAAGCAGCATCTCCTCAAAGGAATCGAGGTTGTAGATCACGTCCCCGCAGAACTCGGAGATCTTTTTATCCTCCGCCGAGTCGGAATAGGGGACCACCTCATAGTCCAGCCCGGTTACGGCGCCTTTCCGGGTGCCCAGCACGGAGGAGAGGTGCGTGTCCCTCTCCTCCATAGCCTCAAACAGTTCGGCCTGGCGATATACCTCGCCGCCGTCAGCCTCCTTGAAAATAGATGCAAGTTTTGCCGGGGTCAGCCCGTCGGCCGGGTACATGGAGAACCGGTCCCGCACGGCCACGGCGGCGACTTCCCGGGTTTCGGGCCGCTGTGTTGTTTTTACCTCTCTGCCAAACTGATCTAAAACCATAATTCGGTCCCTGTTGCCGGGTCTTGCTGACCCCTGTCCCCTGATCCCTGCAAACTAATAAACCCCTCGCTTCTCAAATCGTCCTGCTGTCACGGTTTCGTATTCAGGCGCCTGGTAAGGATCAAGCGTCGTTGCATAGACCGCAAGCGCCCCGGCTATCGCACCGTCACCGTGCCGCTGTTTTCCGTCCACTCCTTTTGTCCTGGCATTGTCCGGGATCTGGGCCACACCCTTGTTTACCTTAATGGCCCGATTGTCCGCCAGGATGTCGGCGTCCTTTGGGATCAGCATGGTTTTGTCTTCGAACCGGGTCTTATACTTCGGCATATTGTCCCGATACCAGCCCACGGTCAGCATGACCTGCTCGATGCGATTGGCGCCGTATCTCTGCATGGCCACCTCGGCCAGGTATTGGCCGTTTCCTCTGGCGTCCATGGCTCCGTGAGAAAATCGTGGCAGCCGGTCGATGATGTAAAAAAGGATTTGCTTCTGCTGTTGAAACGGGACGTCTCTCAACTCCACAATAAAGGGTGCAACGAGCGTCAGGTCCGCATGTTCAATCAGTGGCTTGATTACGGTCAGGTCTCCGGTCCGCCCGAAGTCCTCACCGAAAAAGCTGTTGAGATTCGGATCCAGATTGATCAGCAGTGGGAGAAGGGTTTCTTCGCACCAGTCGTTGACGGTCGCTTCCCGGATCTGTTCAGGCCACTCGACAAAACCTGCCGGCGCCGTCCACCGCAGGACAGGGAGTGATGGACTCATAATCCCCTCGATCAAGGCCCGCGTGAGATATGTTCCAGAGCCTTTGCTCGGGATCACAAAGAGTTCTTCGTCTGCATCGTCACCATAAGTGTTGATCAGATCCTGGCGCCACTTGGCCTCGCCGGAAGAACTCCAGTCTTTCCCGAGCTTGAGGCAGATCCGCTTGTAGAGCCCGGCTTCAAGTGCGTCGTCCAGAGTGGTCCGATGGAGCGAATAGGGCTTCTTCCCGCCCCGTATATCTTTCACCAGTTCGTTGAAGGGGTTGTCATCGCCGTTGTGGGTGGAAATAACGACCACCCGGCCGCCCCACATCAAAAGCGCCATGGCCGCCTTCAGGAGCCCAGGGAGATCATCATGGAACGCAGCCTCATCAATGGTTATGTCGCCCTGCTTACCGCGAAGGTTCCGGGGCCGGGAGGAAAGAGCCGTGACTTTAAACCCTGAAGCGAACCGGATCCGGAAGGCCTGGATGTCGCGTCCTTCGTCATCAATGGCAATCTCTTCCATCTCGGCCGCTGCCAGGTTGTAGTTCCTGGCCCAAAAAGCGACATCACCGATAAATTCTTCGGCCATGTCTTTGGAATAGCCGATATACCACCCGTCCCGGCCATTCTGAGCGGAAGCGGTCAGGGCTTTTGATGCCGCTTCCGTCCACGAGGCCCCGATGCGCCGGGATTTTTCCCAAAGCTTGACCTGTGCCTGGTCTGAGACCCACGTCTGCTGATACGGCAAAAGGACCGCCGGTATTGTCTTGGTCTCCACCGTCACCGTCATGCTGCCACCCCCAGGATCTTCCTGCGGATCCGCTCGACCGCTTCGTCGCTCAGCCCTTCGGTCTTGATGTCGTCCACCACACTCTGGGCTGCCGACTGTATCCGTTTTCTCATGTCGGATTTGAACGCCTCCCTGGCCACGCCGGACTTTTGGATCTTGGCCACGGCGGACATGAATTTAGGGAGGGCCGCCACCAGATCTGTATTCAATTCGCCGGAATCATCCTTGACCTCGGCATCCAGAAGAAACTCCATCAAATACTGAAGCAGGATCTGGCTTGACGCCTCCTCCAGCTCCAGACCTTCGCCCTCGGTCTGGGCCGTCACGGCCCGCGCCTGTGCCCGGACGAGCTTCAGCTTTTCCAGCCTGGAATGAAAATCCTTGCCATAGCGTCCGACCGCCGCCCTGGATATCTTGTGTCCCATCTCCCTGAGATTCGCCGTGATCTGCTCATAGGTCACGCCGGAAACCAGAAGATCGTCCACAGCCTCCCTCACCTCGTTTGGCAGTTGAGAAATTTTGGAGTGCGCCCGGTTCCGCATCAGATTTCCACCCCCGGATCGGAATCGATGGTCTGCTCCAAAAGGTCGATCCCTTTGGGCGTGATCGTGCAGATATAGCTCACGGACCCCATATTTACGTCTCGTAGAGCGAGATAGCCTTTCGCTTTCAGGTACTGGCAGTGGCCCCGCAGTATTCCCCGGCTCTCTTCAAACTCCATCCTCCCCAGTGTTGACCGGAGCAGTTTGTTCGATACCCCGTCCGGAAAAGAGATTTTTAAAATTTTCAGGATCTCTCCTCGGATAATCCTGCGTCCAGTGCCCTCAAGATCCAGCGTCATTGGCCTGCCCCTTTCCGTAAATTTTGATAAACCCGGTAAATTCTTCCCGAAGGTCCTTCACCTCAGCGAAGGTCAGCTCGATCTTCCTGCCGAGAAGGGCGATCTCCCGGATGAAGTCGTCCCGGAACACATAGGTCTTCGGCAGATCGCTCCGACACCTCTCGCACCCCTCTGACAGCTTTTCTCTGGCCAGCGATTCGTCATGGATGTCCTTTTCGAATCGTGCTTTCAAATCCTTCAAGAGATAAATCACGATACCGAACAGGACGGCAATCAAGACCATCCCGAAAATGAGCGTGACTATCAGGAACCAGACCGGGGCCTGGTTCAATATTTCCACGGCGCCCGAATTCAAGAGGCGCCGCCTTCCTTGTACGCAGACACAATCTTTTCCCCTGATCTGCCGAGCACATAACCGCCGAGGCCGAGTTTCAGAAGATCCCACATGTCCGAAGGGATCGGCAGCGTCACCTCCACCCCAAACATGGCAGAGATGATCGGCCCGAAGATATAGTTCCAGGCGATGATAAAAACAAAGGTCAGCATAGTGATCGGCCGCCATGAGTGCGTCAGCCAGCCGCTGGACTTTGCCTCGGCCACAACCACGTCCGCACGGGTCCGGAGCGCCTCCGATTCTATTTGCAAAAGCAGCCGTTCAACCTCGGCCTTTTTGTCCGGAGGGATGTCGCCGGTGAAGGCGGACCGCAACTTGATCGCCGCATCTCCTATCCCCGCCACACTCGCCGCAACAACCTTGGCTATTCCTTTCATGCCGCCTCCTTTTTTATGACGGTGTAGGCTCTGATCCCCTGACTCACAGCCAGGGCCAGAACCTCCTTGCCCCTCGGATAATTTTCCAGAAACATCATTTCGGAATCGTTAGAAATAAAAAACGGCTCTATGATCACCGCCGGACAACCGGTAGAAGACAGAAAAAGCAGATCCGCTCTCTCTTTGACACCTCGATTTCGAAAGGGAAGATACTCGTGGAACGACTGAAGGAGACACTGTGCCAGAATTTTTCCATCCTCAGACCCCGGGTAATAGAGCACCTCAAACCCTGAAGCATGCGGGTTCTCAGAGGAATTAAAATGCGTTTCCACAGCAAGATCCGCTTTAATCAGATTGATCTGTTTGACCTTACTCTCCAGTCTGCCCGGGTCAATGTTACGCATTTCGATGTGGGAGCCGCTCAGATATATACCCACAAATTCATTCACGCTGATCGCAAGGTCATGCTCGTTTTTTCTGAAGCGGTGGTTCACCGCCCCTTTAGCGAATCTGTGATGTCCTGGTGAAAGTGCGAGTTTTATAGTCCCCCCTGTCTCCTCCCTGTAAGGAGGTTAGGCCCCGGAGCCGGGTACTCCGGGACCTCATGGAGAAAGAAGTGGAACGGTAGTGTGTGATATAGCAGAAGAGAATTAGAGAAGTACATAAACATACGTGTGAAACGTGCGTAAGGGGATATTAGAATAGACTGTCCTGGCGATGGTCACCGTCGTTGTTGAGAATCTCCCTCACCGTTTTTTCCGAAAGGTTGTATTGCAGAGCGAGACGGCGATGATTGGAGCCGTCAAAATCATTTTTGATTTTACGGTTCCGGATGTTCCGGAGAAGAGCATCGAGTTTGGGAAAATAAATTCCGGTACCGCCGAGGTTTAAGCAGAGCTTCAATGCTGTGTCCCCGCCTACGATAGCAGTCAATTCCGAAAACGTAGTGGGCAGGGCGGAAAGATCCTCTTCCGTGAGGTCTGAAAATCGGATTGCCGGTTCACCCATGAGCGCCTCCCATGCTGTATTCCCAAACGTCCTTAATTCCCTTCCGTCGTCGGCAGATCACGGGGATGCCGTTGTCCCGAAGTTCCGCACAGGCGGCGGATACGGCCTCAATATTTGCTCCCCTGTTGATTTCTCTGGTCGAGTGCCATTCGCCATCTGAGATAAATTCGAGCAGACGCTGCAACCTGTCGGAATTTTTAAGTATTGCAGAATTCATGTCGCCTCCTTTTCTGTATCAGGCATCCTCATGCTTTCGCCGAGATTACGGATTGCGGCAAAGGCATCCTCCCGAGCCGCCCGGTCCTCTTCGGACTCCGGTATTGTTCCCTCTCCACCGGCGGGAGAGGGCAGGGGAGAGGGGGAACGACCCTCGTTCACCCGCCGCCCCTCATCTTTCCTCGTCCCGGACATCCCCGCCAGCACCCGGTAAAGATACCGATGAGAAGTCAGCCCCGAGATATTCCTGTTCACCACCCCGCGAACACCCTCCATCACCGTCAAGGCCGAGACCTTATATTGTCTTTTTTCAAGAGAGAACTCCCCTGTATCGAACAGTGTTTTGACCTCATCGAGGAGCCGGAGCCTTTTTCTGTCCGTCATGGTCTGGTTCGGCAGCCGGAAACACTCCACATATTCAGAGACCAGAGAAGCGGCCGCAGCAAAAGAACTCAAAATGTTCTGGATCCGGACCAACCGAACATCCTTCCCGACAGACTCAAGGTCGATTTTCATCGAACAGTGCGGACACTTAATTTGCATTTTTCTTCTCTGTCCCCCGACCCCTGGTCCCTGGTCCCTGGTCCCTGCCTTTCATTCTCTTCAGCGCCTCAATCACGGCCTGGGCCTTGTGCAGCGTCAGAAATTTCGGATCAGAAACCCCGAACCGTTTTTCCACAAAGCTCCGAAGGGCATGCGGCGAGGGGTTCCTCGCCACATCTCCCCAGAGGCGGGTTATTTTGTCGTATTGCCCCACCGAGATCATTCCTGATTTTTTTTTCAGTCCCTTAAAGCCCGCCCGCTCAAACGCCTTCACCACCGCCCGGAATGTCTCAGGCGTCAAGTTGGTCGAGGATCTCACCCCTGCATGAGCATAGAGAAAATCACGGTACGTCTCATTGTCCATGCCTAACTGATTCTTTGCGATATGAATAACAGCTTTTTTATTTGAATCGATCCCGTCCATCCTGTTCATCCTGTCAATTTTTTTTCTCTGTGACCTCTGTGCAGTTCTGCGGCTCTATTTTTTTAAGTCTGAAATTTATTTGAGTAAACATACCCGCAACCACCCACTCTGCACGCAAAATGATTAACATACTCCTTCATCTCATTTTGGCATTTAGGGCAGAGCAGTTCTATGTCAACTTGGTTTTCTAATACATGCCTTTCGTTGTCCATCACCCCGATCCTTTTGATTCCATTATGAAACACCCCTGCGGTGATAAAAGTCTCAGGCGTTTCTCCTTTGTGGCAAACAGAACATATAGCCGAGGCCCATATATTCGAATCCAGCGTGATGTCCATCTCAATCTTCCCCTCATCAAGAGGGCCGTCTTTCTTTACGATCCTCACCGCCCCATCTTCTTGCCTCCCAAAAAACAATCCTTCTTGTGCATGGAACATAGTCAATTCCTCCTTATCTTTTTCTCTGTGACCTCTGTGGTGAAGCCTTGCTCACAAATTCAATCTCCCCCGAATGCACATGGAGCTTGCCATAGCGCTCATCGTCCCACTTTACGATGATCGGCCTGATATTGTCGTCTGCAATAAAGATTTCCACCAAATCCACCGTCCCCATCTCTCCCGCCATGGCCCTTTTGCCCAGAACCCGGTCGCCGGGCTCATACAGCTGCAGCTTGCCTTTCTTTCCCATGATCTCCTCCTTCTGTGGCGAGACTGGCATTGATCGCATCGATCTCCTCCTGTGTGTACTGCCGGATGCCGTGCTTCGCCAGCGCCTCCGCCGCCTTTCGGCATCCCCCTTTCGCAACCCTGCAAAGGGTCAGGATGTGCCGGTCCAGATCCATCTCCCTCTCCAGCAGCGCCTTGTACCTGTTCGCCACATGGATATAAAGCCCGGTCCCCAACCTCGATTCAACCTGCTTCCCCACAACATTTGTATTGCCCCAGTGGTAGATCCCCATTGTCTCTCTCCTTTTTTTTCTGCTTTCCTTGGCTCCGTTCCCAGTTCTGGGTTCCAACCGTGATCACAAGATTCCAAAACATAATAGATCAAAGAAAAGCGGGACGCGCTCAAGCGCAACCGGAAACCGTGAACCGGTAACGGAAGTCATAGCCCGTCTCGTGGGCCGGACGGCAGGGTCACGCTGCGGAGGTAGTTACAGCGCCCCGGCTGAAGGTGTTTTTCTGAAACAGCCCACCGCCCCCTGGGACCGTCGGGGATGTCCGTCTTTCGGCCCGCCCCGCACGGGAATGACGCCGGATCGAAGGTCTCATGCTGCACCCTTAATCTTTTTCTCGGTCTTCTTCACCGGTTTCGCTTTTTCGATCAGGCTCTCAAAAGGCTTTGCCACAAATTCCTCTTTGTTCGACACGGTGATCCCGGTGATTCCCTTGACCCTCTGCGGCTCCTCGAGTACGGCCTCCTTGTTGACCTCCTCCTTTGTCCGGACCAGGTCAAACAGCCCTGCCGCCTTCAATTTCTTGATCACCGCCTCGACTTTCGTGACACGAACAGAAGGAGGAGTACTCCGCCAGGAGATCTCGCCCGTAGAAAGCCGGGCCGTCTTGGCTTTTCCCTTCAGGAGGATTGTTTTGTTTGCCTCCGCCCAGACGTGCAGCGCTTCGAACTTTTCGTTAATCCGCTCATTCAGAAGCGCCGCTTCGTCCTCGTAAGTCTTCTTGATCTTAGAGAGACGGTCGTTCATCTCCGTCTCAGTCATTACCAGGTCGCGCTGAAGGTCCCCGATCTCGCCGAGAAGGGTTGATGCCTCATCTTTCGTGCCCGGCGCCGTAATCGCAGGCGCCTTGATTCTCTTTTTCTTTGCCATGTTATGCCCCTATAAACTGCCAGACCGCCCACCAGAAGAGAACGACCAGTGTCATTAACACCGTCCATTCCGCCAACAATTCCCACTCAACCCATTTCGCCCACCGAAATATCCGTCTCATTTTTGGTCTCTCCTTTTTTTTCTTATGCAAAAAGCCATCGCAGTAAATTGCGAAGGCCCATGGGGCCCCATATCAGGGTGGCGGCGACTCCAATGAGGGAGAAAACCGTCACTGCGCCGGCAAAGAACGCTTCCTCTCGGCTCATCCGCTTTGCCCTCCGCCCTCCGTCATCCATCCTCTGTCCTACCCCCTTACGTGCCATACGATCTCCTCAGTGACCACCGGCTCCTGTAACGAGGCTGCCGTATTCATCACCGCAGCGCCCAGGTTGTTTATATCCAGCGGCGTGGTGGCCGGGTCCCTCTGCCCGATTGCATCCAGCGCCTCGGGCGTAAATACTTTGCTGATGTCCGCTCCGATCACGGCGAACCGGTGCCCCAGATAGTCCGCCACACTCCCGTTCAGCCCCTCGATCCGGACCTTCTGGCACCGTTTGATCACCTCCCGGATTTCATGATGCGTATATTCGTCGAGTGTTTCGTCCAGCTCCTCCTGGCCGACGAGAATGATACCCAAGAGTTTTACGAATCCCTCTTCGATTTCATGAAACCGTTTCAGGTACCGGAGCATCGATGCCGTCAGTGCATGCCCTTCGTCGATGATCAACACCGTCCGCATCCCGGATTTGTGGAGTTTGCGGAGCAGCCCCTCCACCTGCCAGGCCTTCCCTTCAAGACTCCCCTTGAGCTTTGCCGATGGTGAGAGGGTCCGGACAATGGCATCGCAAACCGCCGAGACCGAGAGCCGCTCCTTCTGGAACGATTTCGGCTGTACCACGGTGACCTTTTCCTCTGCCCGCAGCGTTTCGATGATCTTCTTTAACAGCGTAGTCTTGCCGGACCCGCTCGGCCCGCAGAGCGCCACGAACTCGCCGTGATGAGCGGCATCCAGGAGGACATCCTCCGCAGACCTGAACTCCGGGGAAACATAGATGTTTTCCACCGACTCAAACTGCCTGTCGAACGGATCTTTAAACAATTTAAAATGCTTGAGCGTGCTCCTCAGGATCTTTTCTTTTCTCACGACAACCTCCTTTCTCTTTTTTCGAACCTTAGCCTTTGTGGATAAACATTCATGCCCGTCACAATCCTGGGCCGGCGGCAACGGGTTCCAAATCCCGCCCGTTGAAATTTCCATAGACCGAAGCCCCGCTTCGATCCGGTCCCGGTAGTACCGCCGAGTCTGCACCGTTGGAAACACTCCGTGATTGGCAAGATTGGAGATGGATTGCAGGAATAACCCCTTGACCGCTGCGGCAGTGGCCAGGTCACGGTAGGATACGCCCGCATCGATCAACCGCTTCCAGAGAACAAGCTTTCCCCGGTCTCTGAAATTTCTGCGGCCGGTGTGAAAAATCCCCGCCGGTTTTTCCCCTTTTTTAAGCTTGATCGGTTTCTCTTTCTCATCCCATTTCCACTCGATCTTCTTCCCCATCAGACCACCTCCTTGTTTTTAAGTTTTTGCTCCCCCATCATGGCTCTCCTTCAGGAGGGAGATGATCTCATCTCTTTTCTCAACAATTCCCGATTCCAGATCCGTAATTTCATCGACCAGGTCTTTAATCTTTTGCGCCCTCGATATCCACACGATTTCCGTGTCTTCAGTCTTCACGCGGCCGGATCTCCCCTCTCCGTTTTTGCCCTTTGAGACGGCGCTCCGGCGGACTCTTTTTTGTGGTTTTTTGTGAGGACAGTCCGGCTCCCCGCAATAAATCTGCCGGTTTCCTTTTGGCTTAAATTCATTACTGCACCCCGGGTCTTCACAAACTCTCCGCTTGTCGGTTACATGCTTGCTCATGGTGTCTCCTTTCTCTTCCGGATTTACTTTATGTGTACCGTAGACGTCATAGATCCTGCCCCCGCAAATCTCGCACCGAAGGACATTCTCCAGTCCCGGGTCGTGCAAGGGGTTTTCTTCCGGGACCATACGGCCCCCACATTTAAGACACTGCATGGCTTACCGCTCCTCCCTGACCCATGATCCCTGAACCCTGCCCCCTGAACCTCTCCACCATCGCCCGGATATCCATCTCAGGGACCGTGCGTTGATACGTTGCATGGATGTATCTGTTTTCCTCCACCGTCAGCCCCCGGCCCAGCTTCGCTTTAATCTGTGTCATAGCCGAGATCTTCGCCACCTCGCGAATGAGCGGCACCACGTCGAACGGTGTGCCCTTGCGGTCTATATACCCCACGCTCCCGACGTTTTTGACTCCCTCACCAAAGGCCCTGGGCGAGGCGATCCATTCTTTTTCTTTCAACGCATTTTGTTTTTTGGCTCCGGTCTGCTGGGGTGCTGTTTTGTATTCTTTCCCAATTATCGCTGCCGTCTCTAAAAAATTGCCCTCAATCTCACCGATCCGGCTCAGCCGATAATGTTTATCACCTGCCGTGACCAGAATATCCGGGGGATTGTATGGGTCGTAACAGACGCTGACCCTGGCGCCGTTTAAATCCGGATCCGGGACGCGATAATTTCCACCGTCGAGACGAATCATCAGGTCCGGCCCCACAGTCCGGTCAAGCGCCCGTGTCTGCACTAACGTTGAGAGCACATCGTCATCCGGCAGGATGCGGAGCTGATCTTTTTTTATTGTGTTCCACGCCCCGAACCTCGGCCCCCGAAGCCGCTTATGTGTCTTCTTCGTGTTCATAAAAATGGCCATGTCATAGGCCCGGGCATTCAGGTCCTCAACGCTGTAAACCGGGTCCAGTCGCAGACAGGATTCGAATGCCCTCTCCCAAATAGCCATCATCCCTTCCACAGCGCCTTTGACCCAGGGCTTGCCTTTGCCGTGGCTGATCCACTCAACGCCCAAAGAAGAGAGTGTCCCCTGTACCAGTGTGGACTCATTGCCCGGCCCCTTGTCACCCATAAGGATGAGCGGCACGCCGTGGAAGGGATAGCGTCCCGGGTCTCTCTTTTTTCGCCAGCCCTTTATCAAAAAGTCACGCGTCTCCAGCGCCCCCTCGCCGTCGGTCAGAAAATAATAAGGGAAGAAGGTGTTGGAAAAATGATCCACCAGCATGAACCGGAGGATTTTTTTCCCCTTCGGGTTTTTCCCTTCCTTGTTCCGGTAAACTTCCTTGTGACCCTGGTGGCCCAGGGTCCCGTCTTTTTCGAGATACCATTGCGTGCAGTTCGTAATGTCTACCAGGTGAACATGGTTGGGGTGGAGGGAGGCAAGATGGATGTGGTTTTTTCTTTCCCGGCAATCCTTCTTCTTGCGGGAGTATCCTTCGGTTTTAAACCATCCGTTGAAAAATGATGGCGATACCGACCCCCTGGAGATATAGCCGGAATCCTCCGCAATCTGTATCGCCCGCCATGTGGGGACCGGTGCCGTCCCCTTTACCCGGCATTCATCGATGATTTTTGCGATGCTTTCCAGTTGATCGTCTGTGGCCTCGATCTTCCGCTCCCCGGCCGTGGCCTTTTTCTTCCTACCCGATTTCCACCCGTGTTTCCGTGCGACGGAATAGATGTGCTGCTCGGTATGCCCCGTACACTTCACGTACTCCTGCACAATGCCCCGCCGCTTCGCAGGCTGAGCCTCCGCAAGCCGTTTCGCAACCTCTCTCCCCATCGCCTCGGAAATGGCCATCAGTTGTCCCCTTTGCCTGGTTTCGTGAGCGATGCGGCTTTTTCCCGCATGTCTTTTGTATATTTCAATTCTCGCGTATGGCCCAAAACAGGAGGCACAACATCTTTGAAAAGTCCTTTCTTTCGCAGTCCCTTAAGCTCATCCGTAAAGCGGTCAAACAAATCATCCGCCGCAGATCGAAGCACTTCCATGGTTCCCGCCGCCTCATTAATCGTGATCTCCGACATTTGCCAATTTATTTTTTCTATAAGACGGTCAATCTCCCTATGAATATTAAATCGGACATCCGATAGGTCCTCGATGACCTTATTCTGATCGCCGGAGACGAACTGGCCTTTGAGCTTCACTTCCAGCCCCTCAATTTGTCGGTCCTTTCCTTTAAGCTGTTCTTGGCCAGCCTCTTTTTGCTTCTCCAGTTTTTCAATCTTTTTGTCTTTGCTTTTGAGGGCGTCTTGCATCTCCCTGGTGGTCATGGCGGTGAGCTTTTTTTCATCCAACCCCCAAATCTTCCCTTTTTCCTCATATTCTTCCAGCTCTTTCGCCGGGAGCGCTGCAAGGGCATACAGTTTGGTTTTTCCCATTTTTATGGATTTGACCATCTTTGGGTGATCTATCAACATTTGAGCAATAGTCATATATCGGCGGGCTGAGCGTATATGTAGTTCCAGGTCCTCTTCCACCATCCGCGTAAACTCCTTCCGGGTTTCCGTCTTCTCAAAAAACAAAAGATCCCCTCCCACCAAAACGTCAAGCATGGCTCCCTGGTTTAAATTGTCCTGTATTCTGTGTATCCTGAGCGCCTTGCCAATCTTTTCATCGCCCAGTCGGACCAGCTGGCGGACATCTTCATACACAACCAAGTCCTGGCGTGGTTCGTTTCCATTCTCGTTTTTGTCGTTTTTCATTTGTGTCTCCCATGACAGCGGACAGCGCTGTCATAAACATATCGCTGTACGAAATCTTGTCTCACCAGGTGAAATTTTCCAGACAGCGCTGTCTCATTTTTCAAAGAACACTGACTCCAATATGCCGCCAAAAATATCCCCTCCATTCTCTTTTAAAACTTTGTCAATATTTCTTTCGCTTATATCCTCCTCCAATAAAAAATAAAGTCTCCTTGCAGATTCATCAATTCCTTTCCCAATTCGAGCGAGGATGGCATAATTGTCCATGGCCTTTTTCCTGCGATCAATTGTGGAAGGGGTCTCTCTTGGAGAAGGCCACTTCAAGTCGCAGTAATCAATCATTTCAACCCAGCGCCTAAGTTCTCTACGCTCTTTTTTAATGTTGTTCTTTTTGTGCTTTTCCCATCTAGAGTTCATCTCCACTCCTCCTTTCTCAGTCCCTCAACCCAGCAAACTCCTTCTTCCGCCTCTCCAACCTCGCCGCCTCCCGATCAAGAAACGCCTCATATTTTTTGGCGATCCTCGGAAGCGTCCTTGTATGCAGCACATACTCCCCGCCATTGAGATCCTCGATCATCCCGCAAGCGGATAACGTATGAAGCATTCTGTACGCCTTCGCCCTCGCTATCCCCGTTGCCCTCGCAATCTCATCCAACCTCGCCGGCAGGAATTGAAAATTGTTTTCAAAAGACTCCAGGATCGCCAGCCCGTCCGCCAGTGCCCGAACAAAATACCGATCATCCCGGGTCTTTCCTGTCCGGGTCTCGTCCTGTCCCCCGTCTCCTGCATCCTGATCCCGGGTCTCCCCGCACCGATCACAAGCCCAGGCCATCTCGTTCTCACCGGTGACCGGGTCCTCCGCCTCCCTGAATTTCATCTCCGCCCCACACTCATCACAGATCATCCGCTCCTCCTTCTTTGTCTTTTATCCCCTCGCCCCTGGTGGGAGAGGGTTAGGGTGAGGGGGCACATGTCCCCTGTCCTATATTGCCCTCGCCAACGTTGTCTTACACAAACACTCCCGAAGCTCCAGCACAGAGCCTCCATGACGACTCTTCTGGTACCCGACATATTCGGTTTTCATCTCATAATCGTGCCGGTTATAAAACAATGCCCCGCACATGCAGTTCCCGTACATCTTCGGCTTCGGACTCTCCCCGAACCGCTCCATCCTCTCCTGTACCGTGACTAAATCTTTAATCATCTCGTTCCTCCCTCCTTCCCCCTCATAGCCTCAATCTCCTCCTGAGTTCCGCCTCTTTAGCCTCCATCTTTTTCCGCTTCTCCTGAATCCGGACCAGCTCCAACCTGTCCCTATCCTTCCCCTCCACAACATCTGCCCCCGTTGGCCTAAGCAGCGCCCGGAATGGGTCCAGAGTGCCCGTCACCTCGCAGAACGCATTCAGATCAATCGCCTTGATGTTTCTCCACTCCTTTGACTCCGCCAGCCAGGCATCCAGCATCGTCTTCGTAATGTCCCGCCCCAGAAGCTCCGACATCTTCGATGCGATCTCATACCGTGAAAGCGAGCACCCCCGGATCGCCCGCTTCATCTCTCCCCGAAAATGATCCGAAACATCAAAACTCTCCGGCTCAGCGCCAAAAAGTTCCTCCTGCCCAGCTCTAACAGGGGTCAATCTTTTCCGTGACTTAGCCATTGACTAACCCTCCATTTTTTAGGTATGATCTTGGCAATTCAAAATCAGGAAAAATAATGGGACCAACCACAGGTCCAACAAAACCAGGTCCCAAAGGCTCCAATTCAGCCTAACGGCTAAATTAAGGTGCCCGACAACAAGGAAAATTATGGCGAACAACAACTCTGTTTCTTTAAGCATGGTTTGCCTTTTGTGATTGCCTATGAGCGACATTGTCCTTGGAAGCATTATCGGTGTCTCCGGAGCGATTCTTGGAACGATTGTTTCCCATCTTTTTGAAATCATACGATCGCGGAAGAACGCGGAACTCCAGCGCCAGAACGAGTTTTTCCGATTCTTTTTCAAGAAAAGAGCGAAGAGCTACGAGAGGCTCTTCACTCTGTATGCCCATACAAACCGTGAGGCACGCGACGCAATCCTGAAAGAGGGTGACCCAATAAAGGCGTTTCATCTCTTCCAGGCAATCACGAAATTCGCAGAGGAGAACCCCTTTTTGAGCGACGATGTCTTCAACATAGTAATGGAAATGCGAGAGAAAGCCCTCTTTGCCGGAGAAGACCCTCTCAAAATTGTAAGAGCGCATTACAAGGTCTACGGTAAGCTGCGCAAAAGAATCAGGGTTGAGCTTGGCGAGCTCCTTGTGCCAGAGCCGAGCCCTGGGAAGGCGGCGCCAAAGAAATCGTTTAAAAGCCGACTGAGGGTGTGGAAAAACAGGACCTAAAAACCAGGGGATATAGCCAAACGGGCTTTCTTCCCAAAAGAGCAGACGAACCCATGAAACCTCATCCAGGAGATAGCGGTCCAAAAAATCAGGCAGGTGCTCCCTTGATCCGTCTGAAATGCCATGTATCCAATATTCACAGGCTTGTCGCCACAACGAAAGTTTATAATCCAACAGCTCCTCCAAAACAGCCCTGCGCCGCATTCTTATTCAGATTGACGTCAACTGCTCAAATATTGATTGGTCGTTACATCAATACCAAACTCTTCATATCTCGCATTTTTGGCCCGCTCCCAAAACCTCTGAATAGCAGCTCGGCTGGCGTGCTTTTTGGGGGCATCCGGCCAAGTGTCTTTTATGGATTTGGTAATCAAATCGTAGGTGTGTCCCTGCTTCCTCATCAAAAGGACCTTGTCTCTTACATCTGGGAAAGAAAAAGCTCCCTGAAAGCCGCAGCTATGCTTTTTTCTGTGTTTATTTGCTCTTTTTGGGGGGGCGGCACAAGAGGGGCTGTTGAGTGCCGGAAGAAGAGCTTCTATCTTTTCTGCGCCCTCCTTTATTTGCGAAAGGGCCTCCAATGTTGTTTCGAGAACATTCTGTGTTTGAATCTCGCTCATCATGCTACCTCCTTCTCGTTGTTATATTCGTCCCAAATCGACAGCGGAAGATCCAAAGCCTTGCAGATCGCCTCCTGGACCTTCTTCGACCGGCTCCGCCCGGCGATCACATGGCACACCGCAGACCGGTCATACCCCAAACCCCTGGCGATTGCCGCAGCAGAGATGCCCTTTTTAAGCATCTCTATTTTTATTTTTGTGGATAGTTTCAACATGTGGATACTTATAAACTCATAATTTATACAAGTCAAGCATAAAATTAACTATACAAATACGAGCCAAAATTTTCTGATATTACTGAACCCATAAGACTTTTAACCGAAATATTTGAGGAGGGCGATAAGGGGAAGATCGCCGCTATAGTCTTTCAACTAAAGGCCTTGAGGCCCAAACCTCAAGGTGGAAGCGAGGGGAGATGAGGATATTTGGCCTCGGCATTCCAGAGTTGTTTTTGTTAATATTGGTTTTTTCCATTGTTTTTTTTGTTCGTGCGATGATAAAAAAAGAGGGAGGCGAAGGCGAACCGCCGGAACCCTCTGCTGACGATACTTTCGTAGAAAAAGCATCAACAACAAAGCTGGGTTTTGATAGGGTTATGAGCCAGGTTGAGGTAAATTCTGACACAAAGGATTTGTTTTACAAAGATTATAGGGAAGCACGTTTAACGGGAGATACCAGGGAGGAAGAAAAAGCAGCGATAACCCACCTTTCTAATTCGGGCTGGAAGTGGAATGAATATGATAAGTGGTTTAAAATTTTTAAAGAGAAAGGGGTGTGGCCATATATGTGGAATACTGTTCTATATGAAGAAGAAGCGCAAAAACTGCCTGGCACATTAGAAGAAGCAACGGATTTTCTAAATGTAGCTGAAATGAGAAGCCTTTTGAAGAATAAAAATATTAAAGCAAAACCTGCTCCCAGAAAACGGGTTGAATTTAAAGAGACAATAGGGCAATTTCTAAGTCTGAATGACCTAATCCCTATCGTTGAGAAAAAAATTAACAATTACAACTCGTCCCTCATTCAAGAAAGAGAAGAGCAAAAATGTAAATTATTAGTTCACACGTTGTCTATGAGTGTCTATTCACAAAGAGATTATCGGCGATGTATGGAGTTTATACAAAGTGACCCAGTCCGCTATGAGCTTACAGCAGAGGAATCCGACGGCGTTTGTCCCATTGAAAACGAGTTTACACATAAATTTAATAGTGGGGAGGTTGACACAATTCCGCCTTTTTTCCCTGGGGATAGAACGGGTATCTTGTGTGAGGATAAAGAATATCCGTAACCCGCCAGGCTTACGAATAAATATCAATTAACTTCTCCCTGAAATTATTATAGATTTCTTTTTATGAAGAGGCGGGTCAAAACACAAAGAATTGTACTGAAAAATACCCTCTTTTTTTTTAAACTCTGTCTCACTCTACGATACTCAAAAATGAGACAATCATCTCACCCTGTAAGATAAAATTCTCTCCGAATCCCGTTTTCCCCAGACTTTTCTCACTGTTTTAATGGTTCCAAAAATACTTTTTAACCTGTGTCTTCATGAGGAGGCCGAGGGAGCGCAACGCAGTAGACATAGGTATCTGCGCCGCTGCAGTAGAAAATTCATGCAATATCCGGGCTAACCCGGATATTGCATGAGTATTCGTTACGAAGCGGCGTAGAGGCCTGTGGAGACTCCGCGTCGTGACCGAGGCCACCGGAAACGTACTTGACAGTACGTTGAGGAGGCTGAGGGAGCGCAACTTTGTTCCCATAGGCATCACCGCCGCTTCTGCAGTAGAAAATTCATGCAAT